CTTCCGATGCTTGGATGAAAGAGCGAGTATTCTATATTGACAATCTTGTTGCTTATGTATTTGGTAAGGAGTTTTATCGAGATTTAGCATTTTTCTTTTGTGGATATCAGATTATGATTGGCATGAAAGTTGAGTCTGGTGGCCTTCAACTTTTCTTTGATCAACTATGGGGCGGCCCATCGTCTGCTAATTCTTATCTATGGGCGGATGCTATCCGCATTGCTAGGGAAGATTATGATGTTGATTTAACTGTTAGAAAATACGTTACTGGTGATTTTTCGAAGTTTGATCAGACCTTGCTAGGTCAGGTGCTAGCAATTGTTGCTGCTCTTATTGTCCCTTTTGTTTCTAAACCTGACGGTATGTCTGACGCTTGTTTTGAGTATATTTTAACTGTTATGGTTACTGAAGTTGTTTATAAAACCATGTACATTTATAGTACAGGTTCGTTATATGACGTTTGGGGTAGTATGTTTTCTGGAAAATATATGACTTCAGTAGGGGATAGTGCTTACCAGACTGTAATTAGACCGATTCATTTACTTCTTATTTATTTGAAGTACTCCAAGATTGATCCTGTTGTAAAATTAATATTGGAGAATCAGATGGTAGTTGACGGGTTTTACGGAGATGATAATGCTGATTCTTATCCTGCATATCTTGATGGATTTTGTTATTATGAAGATTCTGAAAATTTTGCTATGGATTATGTTCATTTTTGTGAGAGAGAGTTTGGTCTGGTTAATAAGAAGTCTGAGTTTGGAATTTATGATGAGCTTTATTCTACTCATTCTTTTATTACTGTTGACGAGTGCATATTGCTTGATGCGTATTATTTAGGCCCTACGTTTATTAGAAACGCTGTTAGTCATGTATATTTAGATGGTCTTTATCTCGGTGATTATCCTTATCGTGACACTGAAGATATTATGGCCAAGGTCGGACGTGTTTTGTCTGCTTCGTCGTCTGTTGCGATGAGTATGTGTTTAGTTGCATCATTGGCTAGATTGTGTTCTGGTAATCTTGAAGCATATGATCAACTTTCTAAGGTTTTTGAACAAATGCAATTTGTTAATGGTCGTGTTACTATTGCTGAGTGGAAGATCTTTCGTGAGCATAATATGTCTAATTCTTTGAATAGAATGTTATTAGAGTTTGGTGATTACGACGGTTTTGAATTATTTCCATCAATTATTGAGTTGCATAAGTTGCAACATGATGGTTTTGAGGGTAAAACTGGACTTAATCCTTGTCAAGATGGCGCTTATTATAGTTGTAATAATTTGTTTCATAACAATGGGCTTCCCACCGAGTTGTTGCATGGTGTTAACGTATCAGTTGACCCAATTTTTAAACGTTCATTCGTTTAGTTGCTTTTTGCCATAGCATGTCAGATCATAATATGACATGCTGCATTTATTATGTGCTTATGTTGATTGTAGTATTCATAAGTAATTTACTACGTATGTGCGGAATTGAGTTATCAAGCAGTTCGAGGCTTGCTCTATAAAAACCCCG